CCCTGACCCTGTCTCTTTCCTGATGGCGTCCACCAGCCGCTCTTCGTACTGTCTGAGCAGCCTCTCAGCCTCTGGGGTGAACGGCACCTCAAGAGGGTTGGACGGCATGTCGTGGATGTTGCCTGCGTCCAGATCGCCATCGTGGGCGTGGGCGTGTTCGTTGGCCCACTTTGCGAGGCGGTCTGAGATCGACGCCACGCTGTTGCGCTGGGATAGCTGGACGCCGATTTCGGATTTGACAATTAGAAACCTGTTGAGGAGGCCGCTTGCCACGTCACCACCGCCAATTGCCTTCATAAATTCGCTGGGGGTGGACATGCCCACTAGGGTCAAACTTGGACGCCGCACATATTTCTCCAGCTTTTCAGCCTCAGAAGATTTGAGGGTCATTGTCGAATAGCCTTGGGGTCTCAGGGTGCCGTCCTGCCGACCAAAGCATTCCATGATGGCAGTTAGGGCGTCAGCCTTATGCTGCATACCCGATGCGCTTGCTGCCTTTAGCTGACGGCCAAGCTCATCGACCACGCTGACGTGGACTGGCTTGTTGATGAGGGTGGACATAACGCCTGCACCACTGGTGTATCCTGCGGGGCCAATTAGGTCTGTCAGGCCAGCCTGCTCAAGCATTGTTTCCAGAACGGTTTTGGTGTGTTCTTTCCCTGATCCTGTCTCGCCAATATTTAGCAGATACAGGGATGAGAAATTGCGTCTGTCGGTCACCCATCTGCGGCCCATCACCACTGATCCAAACGCTATCGCGCACTGCACGGCGAACTGGGGCTGCGGCTTGATGGCTGAGATCGAATAGCCATTGACCACGTCTTGCAGAATACCGGGGATTGCCAGCAGGTGATCTGGTATGTGATCCAGTGGCCCCGCATCTTTTTGTGGCTTGGGCTTAGTTGTCATCTTGGTTAAGAGTTCTGTCCCACGGGCAAATATCTCTTTCTCGTCGGCCTCTGGCTCTTGCTTGATGTGCAGGAAGGCAGCGGCCTCGCGCACGGCCTTGGTGACGTTGCCTTGAAATTCGTACTGGCACCAAAGCTCAAAGCAATCGAAGCTATGCTCTGAACTGAACGGATCGGATGCATGGTGACTGAAGGCGCGGCCATCCTCAAATACTTTGACGCCTGCCAGCTTTGACGTGGAGTTGGGTGATAGGAAGCGATCCTTGGCGGTCTGCTTGTATCCGTATTGGGTGAGCAGGCTGTGCATATCGTGGGCCTGATTAAAGGCATCGATGACTGACGTACCGTCATTGTTCTTGGGCCGTGGCTTTCTTGGGGGCTGATATTCTGGCTCACGCCTCCAAGGGCAGATGGATTGCATTTGGGGTCTAAACTTATCCCACTCTTGCCAGATCGTTAGTAGCTGCGGCGGTAGCTCTGGCAGGCCATCCCAGATTGATCTGCCAGCCCACTCGTATGGCTTGCCCGTGTCTGGGTGAATTGATGGCGGCAGGACATCCTGCACGGCCCCAGCGCGAAGCTCAAAGACCACTTCGGTCTTGCGGGGATCGCCCTCGACAGGCCAAGATATTTTGTGGGTGATTAAATCGGGCGGTGCCTTGAAGATCAGCTTGCCACGATTTTCGCGCCCAATAATTTGCGGAGCCGACTGCATTAGCTCTGAAAAATCGATCCCAAGCTCTTCGAAGATCAGCTTGGTGTATTCCACATGATCGATGTCAACGGCGCACGTTCCGCTGGCACCGTGCAACAGCCCCACGTTGTGCGTTGGGTTTTGCTCGTAATACAGACGCGCTTTTTCTGGATCAGACAGTGCCTGCTCTGGCTTCTGCCAGCCAAAGCGGGTTGGGCCTTTTGTCCCTGCTGGGATTGTGACCAGATACCAGCCTAGCTTGGCGCAGTATTCTTCGACATTCATGGGTTCACCGTCAGATATTCGGACAGCTTTTTCCATGTGTTCAGACTGATTCGTTCGTTGCCTGTAGCGACTGCCTTTACAGTGGGGTGAGACAGGCCAGATTTCTCTGCGACCACTGTGAGGCGGCGATCTTGCAGAGCCACCCTGATGTCATCTATTGATAGTAATTGCTGCATTTTTCCGCTCCATTTTGCAAATAGTGTAAAAAGAGCTTTACAGTCTGAAAATCTTTCTGTAAACCAATTTCTGTAGAGAATGAACGAATGAATGAATGAACGCGAAACGGAGAACGTAATGGACAATATTAATGTAGATATTCTTGCCGCTGATTGGTTGTCAATCAAGGCAGAAGAAAAGGCGCTGACCGCAAAGCGCCACGCGATTGAAGAGCAGATCGCAGCGGCCCTAGAAGTCAAAGACGAGGGCAGCATATCCCACAAAACTGAAGGCCACAAAGTTACACTGACACAGCCTGTCAGCCGTAAAGTTGACGCCATCGTTTGGGACAAAGTGAGCCGCAAAATTCCAACACATCTTCACCCAGTAAAGACAACCATCAGCGCGGATGCCGCTGGCTGTCGTTATTTGTTGGCTAATGATCCAAAGCTGTGGGCCAAGATTGCGCCTGCCTTTGAAACCAAAGCTGGCAAAATCGGCGTTAAAGTGGAGACGCTTTGATGCGCCTCACTGATGTCGAGCTTGAGATGCTAATTGCTGCTTTGGCCTCCGTCACTGTGATGGACGGCCAAAGTAAAAGCCCAAACCAGATCAGGTTAGAGCGTAAATTAAATTGGTGGCGCGACCACCCAGACTTGGAGTTTTCAACATGAACCGCAGCATAGATGAAATTTTATACGAGGTATTTGCACTCGTCTTTGGGAGGGATTGGTAATGAAGATTGATAAGGGGGTGCCGATCACATCGTCATCCAACACCAGATCGGGAAAGTGGAAAAACTTGCTGGGTCAAATGGAAGTTGGCGACAGTGTGTTGGTTGATACCAAAACTGAGACAATGACAATTCGCGCTGCGGCCAAGGGTCTTGAAATGAAGGTCACGGTTCGTGGCGAAGACGATAAATTTAGAGTGTGGAGGGTAGAAGTATAATGGCTTGTTTAATTGAATTAACATTGATGGGCCAACATGATGGAGAAGATCACGGATCAGTGATCGTAAACATGGATCGTGTTGAACACTTTAGGTCTGTCAAAGAATCAGAGATTTGGATGACTGGATTATTTTTTAAGGGGTATGAGCTGTACGTCAAAGAAAATTATAAGTTAATTATGGAAGAGGTTAACAATTATGGCAATTGATCTGAAAAGTCTGTCGAAGCCATCGGGCCAACGTCCGATTATAGCGACCATTTTCGGGGAGGGCGGCATGGGCAAGACTACACTGGCGTCAATGTTCCCGAACCCTGTGATTATACGCACAGAGGATGGCACAGCCAGTCTCACAGGCAATGACAACGTCAGCCTGTTTCCACTGTCCACATCCAGCCAAGACGTGCTGGACGCCATTGAGGCGCTTGCCACGCAAGACCACAAGCACAAGACGCTGGTGATTGACTCGATCACACAGCTTGCGACGATGGTAGAGGCTGAGATTGTGGCGGCTGATCCCAAGGCCAAGTCGATCAATGCGGCGGCTGGAGGTTTTGGTGCTGGTCAATCTGCGGCGGCTGAAAAGCATCGCCAGATTAGAGACTGGGCTGGATCACTGGCATACGAAAAGGGCATGAATGTCATCTTCATTGCCCATGCCGATACAGAACACTTGGAACTCCCAGATAGCGATAGTTACTCAAGATACACGCTGCGCCTGCATCGTAAATCTTTGGCAAATTACACTGATAATGTTGATTTGGTGGCTATGATCAGGCTGAAGACTTTCGTCAGAAATGGCGAGGGCGACAAGAAACGTGCGATCAGTACGGGTGAGCGCGAAATCATCTGCCATCCGCAGGCGGCATCTATCACCAAAAATCGTTTTAACATCAGTGAACCTCTGCCGTTCACTTTTGACCGCAACCCTTTTGCAGACTTTTTAACAGAGTAGGAAACTAAAATGGACTTTAGCGATATTAACTTCGACGCCGTGGAAGTGGCACCATCTTTCGAGCCGCTCCCAGCAGGCAATTACAAGTGCGTGATTACTGATCACGAACAGAAGCCTACGAAGGCGCAGACTGGATCATATCTTCAGTTGAAGATCGAAGTGATTGAGGGCCACTACACTGGCCGTGTGGTGTTCGACAGGCTTAATCTTAAAAACCCCAACGCCACAGCCGTTGAGATCGCAACTCGCACTCTCAAGTCTATTGGCGCGGCCTTGCAGGTTCCTCTGCATAATTCGGAGGAATTGCTGGACAAGCCACTGATGGTGAAGCTGGCGGTGCGCCCAGCGTCTAATGGCTATGAAGCCAGTAATGACGTTAAGGGCTACTCAAGTGCTGGTGCTAACGCAGGCTATGCCCAAGCGGCTCCAGCGGCTGCACCACAGGCGGCGGCTGCTCCACCTTGGAAGAGATAATCTATTTTGCAATGGGGTGGCTTTTGCTGCCCCATTTTACAAATGGAGAGGATCGGAAATGAAACATAAAAAAGTTACGAAACTCTGGTTGGGTAAGTTTGTCTCTGTCAGAGATTATGAACTTAAAAATGCAATTAGCGAGGGTGGATTGATTATTGAGCATGAAGGGGAGCATATGCGTATGTCTGTTGAAGATTTAAAACAAATTGTTCCATCAGGAAAATTTCATAAAGCCAAGTTTGCTGAGTTCGTTCGGAGCTATCAACTTTGTGATATTACGTGGAAGCCTAGCGATATTGATCAGGGGGAGCTGTTTTAAATGAACCTTGAGAAATACATGCAACCCACGACAGTTCAGAAGATTTACGAACACTATGAGGCCAGCCGCGAAAACGGACACAGGCCGCATTTGGGAGGGTCACAGATAGGCAACCCGTGTTCTAGGGCATTGTGGTATCAGTTTCGACACGCAAGCTCACAGAGCTTTGAGGGGCGTATGCTGCGCCTGTTTGAAACGGGTGACCGCGAGGAGGAGCGGATCGTGGCAAACTTGAGGGCGATTGGGGTCGAGGTGTGGGAGGTCGATCCAGAAACGGGCCGACAGATTAATTACACGGCCTGCGGCGGTCACTTTGGATTGAGCTTGGACGGCATTGGAATTGGGTTTCCTGAGAGCAAAGAGCCACATACGCTGGAATTTAAAACGATGAACGACAAGAGCTTTGCTCAGACCAAGATGAAGGGCGTCAGGATCAGTAAGCCTGTCTATTGGGCGCAGTGTCAGGTGGGAATGCATTTGTCTGACATTGATCGTTGCTATTTTTTCGCCGTAAATAAAAATAACGATGAGATTTACGCAGAGCGAATTAAGCGGGATCGGGCAGAGGGTGAGATGCTAATCAGCAAGGCCAGCAATATCATTTTTGATGAAAAGCCACCGTCAAAAATCAGCCACGACCCGTCCAAATTTGCCTGTCGGTTTTGTTCCTACATTCCGATTTGCCACGGCGGGGAATTGCCAGAGGTTAATGATCGGACAGACGCCCACAGCACCCCAGAGCGGGACGGCACTTGGAGCCGCAAAGAGGGCGCGGGGGGCCACCTGTTTAATCCTTTCATGGTGCCTGACGATTGGGAGATCATAGACGCTGGCGATGATTTCGTGGAGTATCAGACGCCACATGGCGTTATCCGCAATCAAGACAACAGCGAAGAATTGAGAGAAAGAGTTCTGTCCCATGGCCTTTGAATTACGTGATTATCAGAAAGAAGCTGTCGATGGATTGTACAACTATTGGGCAGGCAAGGCTGGCGATAATCCACTTATAGTTGCACCCACTGGATCAGGCAAGACGGCCATCATCGCGCAGATCGTGAAAGACGCTATGTCATTTCCCGACACTAGGGTGATGATTGTGACCCACGTCAAAGAGCTTTTGGAGCAGGGGGCCAATGGCCTGCTGAAAATGTACCCAGAGGCTGATTACGGGGTTTACAGTGCGGGTCTAAAGCAGAAGGTCTTAGACAGGCCCATTACCTTTGCAGGCATCCAGTCGGTCTGGGAGAGGGCGTATGACATCGTGCCTGCGCCAGACCTGATTTTAATCGATGAGGCGCACATGCTTCCCAAGAATACTGAGACCAGATACAATCGCTTTATTGCCGATCTGAAGGTGTGCAACCCTGACATAAAAGTGGTGGGCCTGACAGCCACGCCCTATCGATTGGACTCAGGCTTCTTGCACAAAGGTGCAGGTGCTTTGTTTGATGGAATAGCTTATGACATCCCTGTGTCTATGCTGATGGAGCAGGGCTACCTGTCGCCTGTCATATCCAAGGGCGGTCTGAACCAGATTGACCTGACCAACGTCAAAAAGCGTGGCGGTGAGTTTATTGAAAGCGACCTTGCCACGGCTGCATCTGATCCCGAACTGGTGCGGAAGACGGTTGCTGAGATTGTGGAACTAAGTGCGGATCGCAAAAGCTGGCTGGTGTTTAGCAGCGGCGTCAATCATGCCTACATGCTGAAAGATGAATTTGAGGCCCACGACATTGATGTCGGTGTGGTGACAGGTAGTGACAGCAGCGCCGTGCGCGAGGCAACCATTGCAGACTTTAAGAGCGGCTATCTTAAATGCCTGATTAATGTCAATGTGCTAACGACTGGATTTGATCACCCTGCCGTTGACAGCGTTAGTTTGTGTAGAGCAACCGCAAGTTGTGGCCTCTATATCCAGATGATTGGGAGGGGTACGAGGGTAGCCGAAGGAAAGAAGGATTGTCTGGTCTGTGATTTCGGAGCCAATGTTGAGCGGCACGGATTTATTGATAGGGTAAAACCCAAGGATAAAAGCGCGGGGGCAGGCGAGGGTACGGCACCCGTAAAGCAGTGCGAGGCTTGCCAGACCATGTGCCACTCTGCCTGCCTACAATGTCCAGAATGCGGGTTTCAATTCCCGCCACCCACTTTGAACCACAATTCAAACAGCTATTCTGGGGCCATGCTTTCCAGTCAAGTGCAGGCCGAATGGGTGGACGTGGACAGTGTGATTTACAAAAGGCACAAAAAAGAGGGCAAGCCTGATTCGATCAAGGTCACGTATTACGCTGGGCTGCTGTCGGTAAACGAATGGCTATGCCCAGATCATGGTGGCTATGCCGCCAGTAAGTATCAGGCGCGGCGGTCAATGCTGGCGTCTGGTGCTGATACGACAGACGAGGCGATGAATGAGTGCCAGTGGTGGAATTGGCCTAGCAGAATAAAGATAAAGCCAAGCACCTACGATCCGAAGTATCACGAAGTTGTTCAGTTCGATTACACAAAGGTGGAGAGAAAACATGAGACACAAGAAGGCCCGTTCGCAGACTTTAGTCTTGAAGACATCCCATTCTGAACACAGTGAACAGGTGGGATTTGTTAATTGGTTTCGGGCGAAGTATCCAAAAGTTTTAATCTTTGCGATCCCCAATGGTGAGAAGAGATCGATTAGCGTGGCGACACGGCTGAAGGCAGAGGGGGTAACGCGGGGAATACCCGATCTTTATATCCCCTCCTGCAATTTGTGGGTCGAAATGAAGCGGGTCACGGGTGGGAGACTTTCCCCCGATCAGAAAAAAATCATTAGTTATTTAGAATCGGTGGGGCATACTGTGATTGTGGGCAAGGGCGCAGGCGATGCGTCGAAGCAAGTGCTGGAGTTTTTGGAAAAATGACCATTGAAGTCGCCCCTGCCAGTTCGTCTGATTTGACTTATATTGACAGTTTGCAAAAGAAGAATGCTGAAGAATTAGCATTTTATCCACAGCAAGTTTTTGAGCGTGAGGTCGAAAATCACAGAATATTATTGGCACGGGTAAACAATGATCCAGCAGGATATATTTATCATGGATCATTTGGTGATACCTTGAAAATACATCAAGCGTGTATTCAGTACGATTTGCGCGGTCAACTTTATGGTGCGGAGCTTGTTCGTTTTTTAACTGAGATGGCAAGAGGCATGGCAAGCAATGCAATTTCGTTGCGCTGCGGATCGGACATAGAAGCAAATGGTTTTTGGAGGTCAATGGGGTTTGAGTGTGAGCGCGTCACTCAAGGTGGGATACGGCGCAGGCGAGATATAAATCATTGGTTTTTACAGCTACAACCTACGCTATTTCCAATGATAATTACTGAACCGTCAAAAAAGAAAAAAGACGCATCTGTGTGGGCGAAGGGCAGAAAAAAAGGATTTTCTCAAAACAGTTTTCGCCGTGGAAAATCAACAGTAGATTATCGCAAGTCAATTGAAGCGGCTGTAAAGGAATAATCACATGGCTAAATGGAGCTTAAAGGACATGATAAATCGGGAGGAATATGAGCGTGTTTGCGAAGAGAACAGGGAGTTAAAAAAGTTACTGCTGGAGAAACATTACGATGATCGGCGCAAATCAAATTTTGCTGATTATTTAGAAAGAAATCTAAAACAACGGGAGAAGAAAATGAAAAGTTTAACACC